AAAAGGATGGAACGGTGCATCTGACCATCATTCCGGGTAAGGTAAAGACCATCAAACTTTGACGGATATTGAATTGTTTGGGTATGGAGTGGGTAAATTTCAGTATATCACGGGTATTTGATGAGGAGATCAATTAGTGTAAAATAGTTTTTACGCCTTGATGTTATAATCTTTACATAAAAGAAAACAATTCTACCGTTGAAGCTCTTACGTGGGATACCGCTTTCAAGAACATAAACGAACCAAGCGGATGGGCCATGAAAGGGATACATGAAGAAGCCTACCAATAAATCCGGCATCAATTGACATAACAAAATCGGATAACTGAAAAATTATCCGCTTTTAGTTTCTTTATTTCGAAAGAAAGATATATATTTGCAACGCTTTTTCAGAAAAGCACCCGATATTGCAGAAAAAACAGTTGCCGAAATGGCTCAGTTGGTAGAGCAATTCATTCGTAATGAATAGGTCCCGGGTTCGAGTCCCGGTTTCGGCTCAAGGGGGGTCAAAATGCTCCCTTTTTTTATTTTACGCCAATAGGCTATAAATCAATATATTACAAACCTAATCGACTGATCTTCAACGTGTTTAAGTAATCTTACTGATGATTACTTCCGTTACTGTGCATTACTTATCATTACACTGTTGAACTATTTGTGATACCAATTTGTTCCTGGTATCACAGCTGGTATCACACTTGGTATCACATTTACCATAATTAACAAATTATAAACTAAAAAGAAACAGTATGGAAACATGGAAAATCAAGCCGGTATTCGACAGAAAAAAGAAAGCAACACCGGAGAAATCAGCTAAGGTTGAAATTGAAATTAAATTCTCACGTACAGAAAGGAAATGGATCTCAACAGACATTGAACTGTATTCAAACCAATGGGATGGAGAATTTGTGGTACGTCACGCTAAATTCAAACAATTAAATAAAGCAATAACCCAATATGTAAAAAAGTTTGATGATATTATCAAAAATATAAGAAAAGAAGGAAAAGACATCAATCTAAAAAACTTTAATATTTTTTATAACGAAAAACACGTAAAGTCTAAATCGTCATTTTTAGATTTCGCTTATGACGAGTTACAAAGAAGGGATCTTAAATGGTCAACCAAACGAGCGCACCTTATAGCACTGGAAGCTCTAAAACGCTCCGGAGTAATTAAAACATTTGACGATATCACTCCTGAAAATATAGCTTTATTTGACAGGTTTATAAGAAGAGAAGATCCAACAAGAGGACAGACAACAATACATGGATACCATAAGAGAATAAAACCTTATATTAATGAAGCGCTTCGGCTTGGACTTATCGAGGACACACCTTACAGGGTATTCAAAGATAAACATGGTAGATATAAAACAAGACAGCCTCTCACAATGGACGAACTGCAATCTATCCGCAATATAGAGTTGAATGATCGACAATTACAAAAAGTACGTGACCAGTTTATATTTCAATGCTATACCGGCTTATCATGGGTTGACTTATACATGTTTGATTATGACAGATGTACTGTAGAACATAACGGAGTTGCATATATAGACGGAGAACGTATCAAGACCGGAACCAAATTTTACACACCTATACTTACTCCAGCAATGGAAATATTAAAAAAATACGATTATAAATTTACAGTCCCTACTGTACAGTCATTTAACAGAAGCCTTAAAATCATAGCTGAACTTATCGGCTTAAAAAAGCCCTTAACCAGTCACATAGCCCGGCATACATTCGCTACCACTGTTGTTTTAGCAAATGACGTACCTATCGAAACGTTGTCTAAGATGCTAGGGCACACAAAGGTTTCAGTCACACAAGTTTATGCAAAAATTCTAAATAGTTCAGTAGAAAAACATGCGGAAAAATTAAACAGTATTATATAAATCCATCCGTTGTGCTTATGAGTTATCGCTTTTAGTTCATAGGCACAACGATATCACCCTTGCCAACACGACAAGAGGTATCAGCCTGTATATCCACCTCTCTATACGTTCCATCGCATCACAGCAAGTAAACGACAAAAATACCAGTGAGGCACATCATCAGCATGTTCAAGCAATATGTTCAACTTATCTTCTTTCATTTTTAAACATAAAAAAAGCGGTAAAACCGTTGGGAATTACCGCTTAATGTTAAATAGTTACTTTATTTTGCGTTTTTGAATATTTAATTTTATCTTTGCGCCATGAAGATAGCCCTTGATACATTGAAAGGCTACGTTGACCGTAGCTCACTAGTGTAGATGTATGGGGGTTATCTTTTTTTTGCACCTTTAGATTGGTTCATATCCCTATTATAGTTGCTAGGTTTAAAACTCCAATGGCTATATGGATAGTCCCATCTATCAGATGGGTAAGAAATACCTGTGCTTTCTCCTATATTAAAATTAGGGCGTAATATCCTTATTCTTTTACTTATACGCTTAAAAAGAAGTTCTTTTAATTTGGTTCTATTTCCTCTTTTATTCGTTATCGGGTCTTTGATTTTATGTTTATTGTTTAATCTAAAGCAAATAGAGCCTAATACCAAGTCCATTAATTGAAGTGGTATATGTTTTTTTGAATTAACTTCTTGAATATCTCCATATCGTAATTTTATTTTTGCTTCCTTAAAACCTGAATCATTATTCAGTCTATACAAGTATTCTTCAAATTTGGCTTTATCTGGTCCTTTCATTGGAATGTCATCAATAAACAATTTCAATGTTATGTCTTCTTTTGTCTGATTAGAATATTGCAATCCAAAAGAATGTTTTATAAACTGATAATATAAAAACGAGAATCCATTGCGTTTGTGCTCACTCGTTAATCCTACTGGGACGTATTGATTATTTCTAAAGAATATACGAATCTTTATTAAGTCGTTTTCGAGCAAATCAAATATGAAATCAACCAGTGAACAATATTTTTCATACGTATACTGATTCACTTTCTGCCACTTGATTTCTTCGTTGGTAAGCCCCAATTCTTCAACTTTGTATTTCATCATCTGCAATACATTGCCGAAATCCTTAGATTTTATAAGAATACCTCCATAGAAATTTGAGTAGAACTCTCCTTCCTTATCACTTTCGTCAAACCATATATAGTACGTCATACTTTTACATATATTATTTTGCAAAGAAAACAAATTACTGCTATACTATATATGAATCTCTATTTTTTAACAATTAAATCGGTAATTCCAACAAGTCAAAGAACGCTTCTGTTCGATTATTATTTTTCCAGTCCTTTTCTGCAATGTTCACATAAGAACTTTTTGGCTACAGGGAACATCTTTTGACCGACATATCCACTGAGATATTGCGCTTCCTCTCCATAAGGATCAATCCCGAAAGCCTTGGAGATATGCCGGCACAAATGACCTTTTTCGTGGTCCCACGAATTTTGAAACTCTTCGGGGGTAGAGGTTAGTGAGATAACCATTACTGTCTCTCTTCTCCTGTAGTCCGAATAGGTTAGACCGGTATTCATTCTGCCTTCGGTCAGATTGCGATACGCACGCTTGAGGGAATCCCCCCTGCATCCTATACGGTACAGGTCCATAATGATCCGATCCGCCCAATAGGTGTGTACCGCATAATACACTTTGACGTGCCAGTCCCCATATTTCGGTATGTAGAACTCCTGAATAATCATATCACATCCGACCAGATTACAGGAATCCCTTTACCTATACAGGTGGCAAAGAACTCGTCAAACGCCCTGCAAGGATCGCCATCAATATCATCAAGGTAGCATTTTATATGCTTGCATAAGTGAGCCTCGTCAACCAATGATTTTTTATAGAAATCCGCTTTCAGCATGTTTGCGACATAAGCAACGTCATAACCCTTGTCGTGCTCAATGGTAATTCCGTTCGCTTTCAGCATATCGTCCACTTCATCTTTGCTCCACGGCTCCAGCTTTTTCTCTTTGCCCGTGGCTTCGTCTTTCACCTTCATTTTTGAAACGGCCCATTCATAAAGTTTCTTGCTGAAATGAAAGCCGTATGCTTCCAGATATTCCCTCATGCCCGATGGAAATCTGCTGTATGTATCCAATCTCTGTTCCATAACCTTTATTTAAAAAGAGGGGCATTCCACCCCTCCACCATTAATAAAACTCACCGTTAGCGCGTCTGCGTCTGCGTTCGCCCATGTCATCCATACGCGGATATTCAGGAAAGTATCCGGGGTATCTGCGTTCATCCATGCCGGATGAGCTTCCACCACCTGAATAACTTCTTCCACCATCACGGAAACCCATTTCTCCGCGCATTTCTCTCATGGCTTTTTCGTAACCTTTGCGGCAGCCTTCCTTATAGGCTTCCTCCACCTCGTCACCTCTCATACCGAAGCCGCGTCCGTAATCGTCACGCCCTTCTTCTAATATTTCCCACATTCCCATAATCATTTCTTTGTTTTGGATGTTTCAACCACTCCGAGCTGTTCCATGAGCCGTTTGTTCAAATCCATAAGGTCAGACATATTCTTGCTCATTTCCGCCATTTGCCCTTTCAGAGAGGATATTTCCTGCTCCTGACGTTGTTTCTCGGCAAATTCAGGGTTCAAGAGCGTAAGCATCTTGTCACACCCTGCAATGACGGAATTGTGGAAGTCCATGCTGTTGATGATGTCTATGCTTTTCTGTTTCATAGAAGCGACCTCGTTATTCATAGCATCACGCGAGCATGACACTACGATATTCCCGTTCTGTCCGAAGTCGGCTATATCCATGCCGGCAGGAAGATTTTGGAATGTCGTGTTCTGCCCGTTGATGCAGACAACAACATCCACAACCATTTCCATTTGGGGCAACTGTCCCATAGGGGATGCCATAGGATATTTCGGCTTGGGAGCGGAAACGCTGACCACCGGACCGTATTCGATAAACGGGCTAGCATCCTTATGAAGTATATACAATTGGTTATTGGTACGAAGTGATTGAAACATGATTGTTTAATTTTAAGGAGTGTGGTTATTCCCATTTTGGGAACCACCACAAAACTCCATGTTAATTATTACTTGCTCCGTAAAGAAGCGGTTTCTACTGTAGGAGCCGGAGCCGTTGTCGGTCTGTACCCTCCATTAACAAGATACAATTCGTTGGTGTACTTGTTATAATGAATCTCATAGATGCCGGTTCCAGCCAAGTTTGCAACAGTCACAGGCTCATTGTTATAAGCCATCAACGGTCTTGTGTCCCCATTAGTTCCTATCAATATCGGAAGTGTAGCAGTCGTACCGGCAGGTATAGCTTGTCGGAGACTGATATAGAATCCCCCAACATAATCCCTGTTACGGAATGCATGGTTAGGGAGTTCAAGAGTAACATTCTCCGTACCGACTGTCACAGCCACCGTAGGAAGAGTATTGAAGTTTGCTCTTCCGATTGATGGGAATGGGAACGGGAATCCTGTAAAAAAGTTAGGCCACATATCTACCTCCTTTCTTGCCGGATTAACCCCAGTAGTTATTGCAACCACATCCACTACGTCCGTATACAGCGTCACCCATATATGCACCGTAGGCGGCTGCACGGAAACAATCTGTATTAATAGCGGTTAAATTAGGGTATTGAACACTCACAGTATTGGGGAGCTTGCATTTGATTCCATCAACATCGCTTTGTAATGCCTGCAATCCGGCTGCCAAAGGAGCAATCTGTTGTCCTACTGCACTCAGGATAGTGGCGTTCTGATTACGCTGGGATATTTCGGCTGTTAAAGTAGCCTTTTCCGCAGTAAGAGATGCGATCTTGTCCTGCAATGCCTGATTTTGAATTGCATCAAGTTTAGCAAGGATAGCATTCGTGTTGGCAGTAGCACCGTCACGCAATGACAATGTGTTTTGGTTAGCAGTGTTGATTAATGCGTTAGTTTGGTTGCACATTGCAAGCTGACTCTCGTATCCTTGTGTGGTTACAAGCTGTTTCATATCGCAGCAACAGCTACAGATCTGAGATGTCAGAGCGTTGTTACCTTGCATAATCGCAGTCAGGATACTGTTGGTGTTCTGACCCATTTGGTTACCGAGACCGCAGATAGCCTGTGATACAGAGTTAATACCGGCAAGGATTTGGTCTGAAGAGGTGTTAACAGCTTGGGCTAATGATGCAATGTCCACACCGTTCCGGTTAAGTGTCTGCATGATCATTTCTCTTCCTTCATCGGCACCCTTATTGTTGTTGCCGCCGAATCCAAAGTTTCCGTTACCGAAGATGGCTGCAATCACAATCAATGCAATGATGTCCTGAAAACCTCCATTGTTTCCGAAAAAGCCGCCGTTTCCATTTCCTCCCATCAGCCCCATCAGATAGCCTGTGTCAATTCCACGGCTCTGCAAGGACGGAAGAATGGACGCAAGCAGACCATTGTTTGCTCCGGTTCCACCGTCTTGGTTAAAAACATAAGTTCGTTCCATAAGTATTTGTATTTTGTATCCCGGTCAAAATCGACCGTTCACAAAAGTATATATATCATATCTCATGAGGAATCAGTTGTTTCCCAACAAATTCTTTATATTATCCCAATATATTCTCATCATTTTTTCACTTTTTAGACGTATATGAAAATTTGATATCATATAGTTCACTGAACGCTTAGTTTTATGAATGAGAGAAGAAATCTGAGATGGATAAAATCCTTTTTCGTATAGAATATATACAAGGATATATCTAGCGTTAACAATCTCTGTGACACGGTTGTCACTTACTATTAATTCGGTAGGTATTTCTGTTCCTTTAGAAACAAGAGCTATTATTTTGGCAAAAATTTCAGACTTACACATTGTGGTTTAAATTTTTGTTGTATTTTTGCCTTGCCAATCAAATACAATCATGACAAAAGCATACGTAGGAAATAAGTAAGGATATTACTACCCCTGACACTTACCTATGTATGCTTTTGTATGCTTTAAAGTTTGATTGGCGTTAAACTTCAAGTGTCGGGGGTTATTTTAATTCTGCCCCCTGAAAGAATTACTTTTATTAAATGAGTTTTTCTATTATATGCCACACTTCTACCTGTGGCGAATAATACTTGATGTTGCTATCTCATCTTTTTACCTCCTTTCTGTTGATTACCATATTCTATAACTTATTCCTGCGATAACCGCAGGAGAAAAGCCATCCTTACCAAATCCATAACCGGCTGTTATTCCCAGTCCCCATCTTCTGGGTTTTATCTTCACCGTGTGATGGATATCGTTTGTTACTGTCTGTGTTTTAGAGCAAACATAGATACTATCTAGGTTAGGTCTGTAACCACTCACATAAGCGATGTAATCACTATCTCTGTATATCTTCTGCTCAACAGGAAGAATAGTGTCTCCTACATGGATTGTATCACCATCATGCCAACATAGTATTGGAGAAGGAAGATAATACTTTACAGTATCTCTCTTTACAATGATACTTGTACTGAACACCGTATCCGTTCTTGCCTCTATAACTGCTTCGGGGGATGGCTTTACAAACCATCCTAAACCGAAAGCGAGTACAATTATTAATATATAAGGAAGCCATTTCATATTATTGTATTTAAATAAGTACCAATAGCAATGCTATCGCTACCGCAATCCATATATAGATCCTTTGTTTCATCCCTCAAATTTTATATCGTTGATACGGTTCATCCAACCACGTTTGAACTTGTTGTTTGCTGGGCGTTTCCGGCATATATCCTCAATAAAATCAAACCGTGCAATCTTGATCTGGTCAAACAATTCACGGGGATTAGGGGAATTAACTGCGGCAATGGTCTTGGGACCTACAATGCCATCCACTGTAACACCAAGCAAGCGTTGAGGAATCTTAATTCCGTGCGCACCGGATGCCCAGACCCAATCAACCAATATATCAGCAACTGATTGCGATTTTATCTCATCAGCCTTCCATCTGTCCCAGTACATGGTTTTCAAGATTTCCGTCCATTCCTCTTTCGCGATGTTTTTCAATCTTTCAACCGTAGGCTTGGGATAGCCTTTCTTCCGGCAATACGTTTCATAAGTTCCGATGGTTACGCCCATATTGGTAGCCCCTCCCAAATCGTCAGGGTCATTTATAAAACCGCCTTCCCACTTCAGGATAAACGGTGCAAGTTTTCTTACGTCAGCCATTTCTCTTTCCCTCCTTTTCTTTTAATTGCTCTATTAAATTATTAAACCGGCTGTTAATATAGATGCTGATGCCAAAAACACTACCGGCATACAACAGACATTGAGCAAACAACCACAATACACTGTCGTGTATCTGGCCCATAGGTTCCGAGCACACAAAGCCAGCCACAGCCAAGGACGCTCCCAGTACAAGCATCCCCACAGCGGTTGAATACTGAATGTTTTCTTTTGTCTCCTTTCTCATTATACAAAAATTATAGTTCAATCCTTTTTTAATCCTTTAATTACACGTTTTGGATTACCCGATTTTCAAGCTAACCTTTATTTTGTTATACAAAACAAAAAAGAGCCTGCTACGGAAATTAATCCGCAACAAGCTCTTGGCTTTATACTGTATATGATATGTCCTTTCGTCATAATCAATGTGGCGTGCATCTTCACACGCTTCCACAAAGATAAATATTGCTTCTCTCTTTCGCAAATAAGAATACAAAAAAAAGAACGACCGCCAGCAAAAAGCACAGCAGCCGTTCAATCCACGCCCTACTCTCTATCCCATTTTCCCAAGAAGACAATAGCGAAGATATCAAACAGGTTGTATCCACATGGGAAAAAGGTTAATAAAATATATGTTGTATAATCTGTTATTTTAATTTAGATTAAACAAAAATAATATTTAAATTGTTTGTTAATGAATAAATTAATTTGTTCCTTTGTAGCAGGCAATAGCCTTCATGGTGTGAAGTTACACCATACCCACTTTTAGAACGTGATCACTGTGGAGGCAATTGCTGTATTATAACGGCGGTTGCCTTTATTGTTGAACAATGAAACAATGGTTTAAGATACCTTCTTTAAAGAAGTCGAATAAGGATATGTATAGTGATGCTACTTATCATGGTAAAGATGATGGTGGTAATTTTATTTATGTTCCTAAATGGGTGGAAAATCTGTTTTCTGGTAATAGAGGAAATATAGATTTTGACATGTCGACCGTTAAAGGGAAATCAAGAGCCTTACATGAATGTTGGCCGTTTGCAATGGTTCTAGATCATTGCGGAAGAATGATGCAGAATGGGCGGTATTATGTGACGGATATTAACGGAAACGAGAAGAGGAGTTTCAAAGACATTGTGACTCTTCTGAATCGTCCGAATGTGATACAGAGTGGGCGTTCTTTCATAAAGCAGGTTGAGATATCTTTGAAGTGTTTCGGTTTTTGCCCTATTTATACATTAAGAGCTTTAAAATCCGACCTTCCTAAATCCATGATGGTAATACCTCCCGAATTATTCTACATGGAGTCTCTTGGTAAGAGCCCATTTACTCAAACAGAACTTTCTTCAATTTCTAAAAGGGTATATATACGTTGGGGAAATGAGAATATAGAACTTGGTGATGAGGAGTATTTTGTCATATACGATTCGATAATGGATATTCCAAGTAATAATGGAGGGATAATTACCTTCCACTCCCCTGTGGACGTATTATCTACTCATGCTCGAAACTATATGGCTCAACTGATAGGGAGAGGAAACCTTATTGTTAATGGAGGCCCGAAAGGGATACTATACGGAAATGATACGACTGACGTAGGGAATGCAGCTATTACTCCGTCTGAATCCAAGAAATTGCAGGATGATTTCAAAATGAAATATGGTATAGTGCATAAGTTGTATGAAATCATGGTGACTCCTAAGAAACTAGGGTGGATTACATTGGGGTCAAATACAGACCAATTGAAGCTTCATGAGGAGGATAAGGCGTGTTTGGAAGCGATAGCTCAGACGATAGGCTTTGACCCCAATCTGATTATACAAGGAAGTACTTATGATAACTCTTCTCAAGCAAAGAAAGCGGCATATCAGGACCTTATTATACCTGACAGTGAATCTATAACAGAGGCTCTGACTAATGCTATATGTAAGGACAGGGCAATAATCAAAATGGACTTCACTCATGTCCCTTGCCTTCAAAAGGATATGAAAGAATTGGCGGATGCCTTGTCTACAGCCTCTAATGCTGTAGCTTCATTGTATAACAATCGGCTGATTACTTTTGAAGAGGCAAGAACCGAAATGTCCAATTTTACAGATATTGATCCTGATAATCCTAAGGGAGAATTTAAAAGTGAAATAAATAATGATGGAGACAAGCAAATACAAAAACAGGCTGGGGAAGCAGTATAAATCCTTAGCTTTTTATGCAAAGGAGATACAATATGATTCTGGCAGCAGAACTATCAGTGGCTATGCTGCGGTTTTCAATAACATTGATAAGTCCGGTGACATGCTCCTGAAAGGTTGTTTTTCAAAAAGCATACAGGAGAGAGGCCCGGGAAGTTCTGCTAATGATAAGATTATCATGTTGTGGATGCATGACATGCATGAGCCTATAGGACGCATTACGCTTCTGCAAGAAGATGAGAAAGGGCTTTACTTTGAAGCGTCTATTGATGATGTGGAAAGAGGAAATCAAGCGTTGAAGCAGCTTGAAAGTGGCACTTTGAACCAGTTCTCTATAGGTTATAGTTATGTATGGGAAAAATGTGAATATGACAGGGAACGTGATTGCTTGGTTGTAAAGGAAGTCATTCTGTATGAGATATCCGTAGTGTCCATAGGATGTAACGGAGAAACTGAATATCTTGGTCTGAAATCGGCAGAAGAATATGAAAGTGCGTTGGAGTCACTTCCGGTTGAAATAAGTGATGTATGTAAAGGACTTCCGATAAGAAAGAGGGAGGAAATCCAAATGTTAGTAAGAAAAGCGATGTCACTCGCTCGATACAAGCCGGCAGACAAGCCACTTGATGAAGAGGGAGCCGATGAAAAAATAAAACTATTTACAAAACCTTTAAAACTTAAAGAAGCATGAAATTTGACTTTTTAAGCAAAATTGATTTGTCGGTAATGGATGAGGTTTCCGTGAAGTCATTACAGGCGTTGCAGGACGCAATAAACGCTACTGTAGGCGATTTCATGGACGATACTATCGACAAAAAAACTTTTGAGGATAAATTAAATGAGGTTTCTCAAAAGATAGATTCCGAAAAGGAATTGGAAACAGTGCGTAAGGAACTTGGTGAGATGAAAGAGATAATCGTTCGCATGAAAGGTGCAATGCATAAGAATGAAGACGGGCAAATGGTGTTCAAGTCTGTAGACCAGCAGATTGAAGAGCAACTGAAGGATTTCATCACAGTAGGCAAGCATGGAGAGAAAACTGTGGACTTGAAAACGGCTTGTAAGCAGTCCCCCGGTTTTAAGAAAAGCCTTACGCTTGTTATAAACAAGAAGGAGGTTGAGCCCTTGAAGAGTACGGGTGTGGCACCACATTATAACATGACAATTGATAGTCAGTTATCTGTTGATCCACGTTCCCAGACTGTAATCCGTAAATTTGCCAATGTGGCAGCAATATCTACACGATCATTGACTTATGCGGAGTTCAATCCAGGTGAAGAAGAAGCTGAATGGGTTCCAGAAGGCGGTCTTAAGCCTATGATGAGCGGTACATTGGCAGAAGTTACTATCAATGCTGGCAAAGTGGCTCTTGGCACAAAAGTAACTGAAGAAACATTATCTGATTTGCCTCAGTTGGTTGCGGAGGTTAGGGCTGAGATTATCAATCGTATTGGTTTGAAAGAAGAAGAAGGTATTCTGTCTGGTACTGGTTCCGGCGGTCAGATTAAAGGGATTGGGAGTGATATACCTACATTCTCTTTGACAGCTCTGAAAGTAGATAAGCCCAACACTTATGATGTTATTGTTGGTATGTATACACAGATTGTGTCAATGTCCAATATGGCTTATCGTCCAAATCTTGTGCTTATGCATCCTCTTGACTATGCGCAGATGCAGTTGACTAAGGATGTTAATGGGCAATATCTTCGTCCTTTCCGTATTGGCGATGAACTGATTCAAGGTCTGAGAGTGGAAACCAGCACAGCAATCAAGCAAGGTGATATTTGGGTTGGCGATTTTAACTATCTTAACATCCGTGATGTATGGGTTCTTACCATTACACTTGGATGGGAAAATGATGATTTCACTAAAAATATGGTGACTATCCTTGGTGAAAAACGTCTTATGGCGTATATTAAAAAGCAATATAAAACTGCATTTGTCAAGGATAAGATTGCGACCGTTATTGAAGCTATAACCCCTGCCGGTATTGGCGGATAAATTTATTAAACATTATGAAAGTAAATTTGACTAAAACTTATGAGGTTGAGTTCGCAAAGGACGGGGCCGTTTATAAAAAAGGTGATAAAGTAAGTGTTAATATGTTACTTGCAGGTAAGTTCTTCCAAGATGGACGTGTTGCCACTGTTCCTTCGGAATTGATGGAGGACGCTAAGAAAATCGGTGCTGAAGATTTGTTCAATAAAAAGAAGAACCTCAAAGATATTGTGTAATGTTGGTGGATTATACTTTTTTCCAAGGTGGTATTCTTGATATCGAAGGTGCAGTATTGAATATACATACTCCTTCTGAGACTAATAAGGCAATTGTTGACAGCCTTCAAGGCTTTGTAATGCAATATGAGCCGGAATATTTAGAGAAGCTCCTAGGGGAAAAGTTGTATAAGGAATTCTCATCCTATATTTCCAACGATGGAGAAACGAAGGAAAAAAGATGGGATGATCTTATAGCGCATCTTGTCATGAAATATAGTGATGGCGATAGGGAGATTTCCAAATCCCCCATCGCCAACTATATATACTTCCATTACTTGAGACATAATCACACTCAGGCGACTATTACAGGAGTGAAGGCTGATGGAGATGATGGTCGTCTTGTAAGTCCCGAAAGGAAAATGATGTTTGCATGGAACGACATGGTAAGAATGAATATCAGACTTGTGAGATGGCTTCAAGCCAATAATGCGGACTATCCGGATATCGCCACCGATTTCGAATTGATGGAAACAATTAATTCCTTTGGGTTATGATAATTGATATAATATCAGATGTATGTGCTTCCTTGTCAAAAAGAATGGATCAACAGATAAATTACATATATGGTGACAGTTCTTATATAAGGGAAACACTTCTTCTTCTTGGGAAAAGCAGGGTGACAGCATCGGGAAAATTCCCAATGATAGGGCTGTATGTTCCCTTAGACGAGGAAAGGGATAGTGAGAATTATTTTTGTAAGGCATCTGTAAACATAATAATCGCTACCAATACACTGGAAAAGTATACAAATGAACAACGTCGTGAGATATCTTTTGAAGGTATTCTTCGACCTTTGTATTACGGATTCATAGAAGAGTTAAAAAAAAGTGATAAATTTGATTTCGGTTACTCCGGTATTGTAAGCCATACATATTCAGAAAATTATAGTTTTGGAAGACGTGGTGCTGTTGATGTTGACGGTAAGGAAGTTGGCGAAAAGATAGATGCTATTGAAATAAAGAATTTGGATTTAACAGTTAAAAATCAGAATTGTTATGCGAACAGATATTAGAGAGTGCGGCAGCACGTCCGGATTTAATACTGGAATGAGTTACTGCCCCCTGCAACCGGACAAGGTCGCAGGTGTTATATTGGTCATTCATGGCAAAAAACTGCCCAAGGAATTGACTGCTGATGCTTTGGAGGAAGCCTGTCATGCTGATTATCCGGACAGAATTTATCCTATTACAGGATTTTCGGAATACGCGGTAAGCGGAGGTGAACCCAATACAACAGAAAATGGTTATGCCGGGTCGGAAATAACGGGCTATTCGGCAAGGACGGATACATTCACGTTGCGTAAGTTTAATCTAGCTTTACAAGCTAATCTTGTATCCAACAAGGATACATTGTTTGATATGTATGTTTTTGACAAGAATAATGTAATCTACGGAGAAGATGACGGAACAGATGAACTTGCAGGATTCGATTTGTCAGGGGTTTACCCTACAGGACAGGCTTATGATTCAAGCGGTCAGAAGGCTTATCTTGCGTTTAATGCGATGTATTCCGATACCGAGAAGATGATGAAAAACATGTCTGTAAAGCAAGCGGGTGTCAATTTGGAAAATGTTCTCAAGGGATTGAATTACGTTGAATTTGTCAAAATGGCATCTCCTGAGAATACATATAAACTCGTGGATCACTATGACCGCACAGACCTTACTGCATATTATGGCACTGTATTGTCTAATAAGGCTTCAACAGTCGTTTCTGGTGCGTCAGCACTGGAATACAGTAACGGTGTGCTTACAGCGACAGGAGGTGTACCGGTGCTTAAATCTCCTTCTATTTTACAGACTAATGGGGTCATTGGAATTGAACAATGGGTACAATGAGAATTAATGGAGTCACATTTATAGAGTCCGAGGTGGTCAAACTTTCATTGGATGAGTTTGTCGCTCAGAATATAGATGTATTCTGGAAGGACATTTCTAGAGAAAGGCGGAAATCAAGGCTGGTTTCCGTATATAATAGGATTATCAATAACAGTAATTTAGGAGGCGGGGGAGATTGATCCCCCGTTTTTGCTATGACATTGGAGGAATACGCGAGATGTTGGAAGAAATTGGCTGATGGCATTCAGCCAATGATAAGGGATAAGATGGAAAGGGATGTTCCTCAGTTTGAGGAATATATACGAGAACAGCTATATAGTGGTGTTGATGGCGATGAAAGTCCTTTAATTCCCGGATATACAGAGGACCCGTACTTTAAAAAAGCTTATGGAGAGCATTGGAGGAAAAATGCCGAACGCTATAAGAATTGGAAGACAAAGATACAGAAACCAAAGCCTTCATATTTGGGTTTTTCTGCAAGAGGAAATAATACTCCAAACCTTATCATACGTGGAGATTTTTATAGTTCCATCACGGCAATACCAATATCAAATGGTATAAGGATTGCCAGCTATGGCGTTTCTTTTGGTTCTGATATTGAGAAGAAATATGGTTATAAAATTTTCAAGGTAAGCTCCAAAGCAAGGAGGCATTATGTTACGTATAGGCTTATGCCCTCTATTGATAAATTTATAAGGAGGTGCGAATTATGAAAAACTGCTTGTGCCAAGGGAATAAGTCAATGAGGGAGATGGAGCATATGCGTTCAATTGCAGAGAAGGCTGCTGTTATGGATGAATGTGTTTATATATTATATAAGGTTGGAGATGTGTATAAGTTCTGTCGTGAAGGTGAAAACTGGTCGGGTGAGTTTGTTGAATTCATATTTCCGTAAAATGGTGATTTTTATCATTCTATTATTTTGGCGTTTCCCGTATTATTTATTAATTTAGCAACAGCGATAGATAGAGGTTTCGCATAGAAAGATATTATATATTCATTAAGAGTAATGGATATGATGCGGTGGCCGACTCCTCTATATCGGTTGCCGCATTTTTTATATCCCGTATTAAGATGTACGGAACATCTTGTGAACGAAAAGACATGAAAACGAACCAAATCATGATTCGCCCAATGGGTGATTTTACAGTTAGTCAGAGAACAAAAGATGGCTATTTTGACGGTGGGGACTTGTTACGTCAATGGAATTCAGTAAAAGGAAATGAACAAAGAAAAATGGATGAGTTTCTTTTGGCTAAAAGAACTGGAGATTTTATAGAAGCGCTCATAGCTGAAGAACGTGAAAATGGTTTAGGGGAAAATTCCCCTAAAATTGATAATCAGGTAGTTAAGAAGACTAAGGTTAAAGAAAAGGGTAAAGCTGGCAGACCTAAAGAAGAAGTATGGATGCATCCTTTCTTATTTACAAAATTTGCCATGTGGATTAATCCTCGCTTTGAAGTAAAGGTAATACGCTTCGTATATGATGAGATGATTCAGTACCGTAATTTAGCTGGAGATGCTTATCCTGCTATGTGTCGTGCCGTTTGTTCAATACTCCCTGGGGATATATTCCAGAAAAAGATTAAGGACTTGGCCAAGTCTCTAAACATCATAGTCTATGGTAAACATGAATCAGAAATGCGTAATAAAATTGGTGATGAAGCTAAAATCCGCGAATTATATGAGTTAGAATTACAGATAGCTCAGTGGATAGATCTAGGCTTCATTAAAGACTATAACAGCCTTAAATCTACATTGACTAAATTGTATTACCGGAAATATCCCAATGTTCTCCCAATGTAAATATTGATTTTTCCTCAAATGTCTTGTGCGAAAAGACATTTATTTTTTAATTGAAAAACAAAACTATCAATTATGTTATAATTTAGACTCTGTCTAAATTGCGAATGTGATATTTAATAATTGCGTTACTATATATTACTATGCGTTACTATATATTACTATGCGTTACTTAGTATTACTATTAATTGATATTGTCTTTTGTTTAATATTCATACCATTGTATAAGATAAAAACATCATTTACCTTTGTATCTGTAACAAGTGCAAAGCGTTACTTGATGTTGATTAAATATTCTCCTATTGGAGTTTATATATGACTGTTCCGTAGTAGCTTGCACCTATTACGGGACTTTCTTTTTATACGATTCCAAGCGTGGATAGTATAAGGGAGGAAAGCAGGAGTGAATAATGGCACAATGAGGTTCGATTCCCCACCTGCTACAATCAGTCAAAATAAATCCCCGAAGGCGGAAGTGACTGAGCCGCCAACGGGGAACAATATTAATCTTATATCGCAAAGATATGGAAAATTTTAATAAGTTAGTACCTATTGATGGGGAAAATGGCGAAAAAAGAACAATAAGTTCACTGCAAATTGCAGAAATTACAGGTAAGGCATATTGTGGCGTGTTGAAAGTCATTAGAAAGATGGATATTATGTGTGTGAAAATAACAATGAAAAATATATTTTCATTATTTGTTTGTTTGAAAAAATGTTGTACCTTTGCAGTGCTACAGTTTTATTATCATATTCGGATTGGGGATTTTTTATGCCCGATATTAAAGTATTGCTTAAAATATAAGCAGAGGTTTCTCCGTACATATTCGCCCCAAAGCCGATATGGAACTGTAGCAAGTTGGAGAAATTCTCTGCTTTCTTTATTTATTAACTTTTAATTTTCATTGTTTATGCTACAGTTGAATGAAAATTACTCAAACAGCAATAGCGTTGCTGTGTTAGGTACGGCAAGCCCTTCCGACATGGGGCAAATATTCTCTTATAATGGGAATAGTGTAAGAATGCGCAAAATGAATGGGTATATTTTTGTATGCCTTACCGACTTTGCAAAACCATTCCCCGACAAGAACCTTTCTCACATTGTAAACTCAAAGGAGTTAACCGATTATGTAGCCCGAATGAGCGAAATACAAAATTGTAGTTCGGCTGATTTACTGCAAGTTACAAAGGGAGGAGATGTGTCACAACAAGGCACATGGGCGCATCACCGTGTTGCAATCCGTGTCGCTCAAAAGTTATCCACTGACTTTGCTATTTGGGTTGATAATAAGATAGAGGAGTTATTAATTACTGGAAGTGCATCACTTCAACCCAAACTCCCAAATTTTAATAATCCTGCCGAAGCCGCCCGTGCATGGGCGGACCAATACGAGAAAAATCAAACTCTTGCATTGGGAGTGGAGAAAAAGGAACAGGAGAAGCAGTCTATCATAGAGGAAACAAAGCCAGCCGTAGTATTCACGGAATGTGTAACAAGCTCGTCTACCAATATTCTCATAGGAGATCTTGCGAAACTTATCACCCAAAACGGATATAAGATTGGAGAAATAAGGCTTTATGAATGGATGGTAGAGAACAAGTTCCTTATCAGAAGGCAGCGATACAGCAGATCGAAGAATAAATATATAAATGACTATATGCCTACACAGAGGGCGGCAGAAATGGGATTGTTCTTCGTGAAAGAAAGACCGATAGTATCGGGTGAAAATCCCATTTTTATAAAACATACCTGTTACGTTACAGGTAAAGGTCAGGTGTATTTTCTGAATAAGTTTAAATCTTTAATGGCTGCATGATCATGGAAATAAAAATGAATAATAGCTTAACATTTGATGAAGTAGCAGATAAGTTGGGATGTTCAGTGGAGGATCTTCAAAAAATAGCTTTAGAAAATGGATTGATTGACGAGAATGGGAATCCTACCGAAATGGCAATAAGAGAGGGCCTTTTTTCTCAATATGCGACAATGGAAGATGAATATGGTACAGTAAATATAACAGTATCACATTCCGAATACGATATGATAGCAGTGTGTATATCAGATCCTGAAGACCATGAGCGTGACAGTGTGGCTTTTATTTCAAGAGAAAAAGCTCATGCATTAGGAGAATATCTTCTTAATATGTAATAACAATATTATTTATTAATCAAGTCTTTCCCACCTTATTTTACGAGGTGGGCAGACTCTTTACATCCGTTAACGTTGCGATTCGCAACACAAATAAAAAGACTATGAAAACAATAGATAAACTTGAAATTATACTTCAAAAAATGGAAGAACAAAATAATAGACTTGAACGGATATACGGCAAGCATCTCAAACTGATTGTATGCACTGGGAAAAGAAGTGAGAAGGTGAAATTTAAACATGAAGATTGAAATGCTATGTTTATAATTTATTTAGACAGTATTCTAAATTGTAAACAAATGTGTCGTAATGTTTTGATTTGATTTTAAAAGTATATTACTTTGCTGAAAATAACCAAATTATTATAACTATATGAAAAAAGTATTATTTTTAATGATTGTTTCATTATTCAGTATGAATCTGAGTGCTCAAGTAATGAGAGCGGAAGAATTAGAAAAATATGCAAAGGAAAATTATGGTGATAAGTGGGTGGATGCGGCTGAAAATTTAGGTTCTTCATTGGTATTGGATAAGAATCAGAGTTTGACCTATGAGCAGATAATTAATTGTGGGGAACAGACTAAAGAGCAGTTATATATTACTTTAAACCATTGGTTTGCGGAATCTTTTAACGATGCGAACTCAGTAATTAAATTGAATGATAAGGATGCGGGAGTAATTATTGCTAAAGGATTTGTGGGAGGAATCGCTCAACATATTGGAGGAATGACAGCTTATAATGTTAACATCCACCCTGTTATAAAAGTTGATATTAAAGATAAAAAAATTCGTGTTACATATACGCTTCAATATTATGAGGTTGAGCAGAACATCGGAGGCGGATGGATGGGGGCTTTTTCTGCTGGTACAACAGGACAGCCTGCGGACACGACAAAGAAAACAGAAAAATGGGGTATAGAAACATGTTATCCTTTCAGCCCCAAAGATCAGCATAAGGCAAAGAAAACATCGTCTAAAGCATTGATTATGGCTCATGCATATTCCAATGTTATTATGGATAAAATAGAAGAAGCTGTGAAGAATGGTCTTGTGGGCAATGAAAATGATGATTGGTAATTTAAATAAATTATTTTTCACGGGGAGAAGTTTTTGCTTCTCCCTTTTTTATTTCCTCACCTTCATAATATCAATAAAATCACTATCTTTGCTCTTAGAAGGTGCATGAAGTCATGCACTACCCAAAACTTACGAAAAGACCATGGCAGGAGCAGAATTTAAAATTACTGATGCGATTGATCCTAACATCGTTAAGAAGTTGAATGAGATAAGGATTAATATTCAAACCACATCTTCCGAATATGCGAATTTTACAAAACAATTAAGTGATGGCATAAATTTTAAGCCGGGTAATCTAAGAGAATACCAGTCTAAAGTTGACAGTTATAATACTACAATTACCAAATTATATGCTTCTCAAAATAGGTTGTCTGAATTACAGGCTAGTCAATTAAAGTTATTGACCGATATTTCCCGTAAGATAGAGCTTCTTACCAAACCATTGAATACATTGGCAGACAAGATAACGGAAGTAAAAGTAAATTTGAGAGGTGCTTCCGAAGATCTGAAAAACGTGTCACAAGATGCGGAAAATGCTTCTGTTTCATTTCAAGAAGCATCTAAGAAAATATCCATGACTGCTGCTGATTTTGATTCAATCCGTCAGACGGTAAAGGCTTTTGATGCGCAAGCCTCCGAATTGAACAGTAGGTTAAGTGATAACAAAGAAACAATTTCAGCCTTAAGAACATCTCTGAGGGAATTATCGAAGGAGTATAAGAAAGGTGCTATCAGCGAAGAGGAATACAAGTCCAAAAGAGATGCTACGGTATCCCAGTTACGCACGCTGACAGAGCAGAATAAACAATATTTGGCGATATTGAGAAATCATACACAGGTAGCGATTGCCACTACAGGAAGCTATAACGAGATGAAGGCTTCAATGCTTCAGTTGGAAAAGGAATATTATAACCTTTCACAAGCTGCACGCGAGGGAGCAAAAGGTATGGATATCTTGAACAATATCGGCAAGCTGAATCAACAATTAAAGGATATAGATGCACAGATGGGCAATTACCAACGTAATGTGGGTAATTATGCTTCTGGTTGGAATGGCCTTAATGTTTCCATACAACAGATTGCGAGAGAACTTCCGGCTTTGTCTGTTAGTGCCAATACTTTCTTTCTTGCTATATCCAATAACCTTCCTATATTTATTGATGAGTTAAAGAAAGCAAGGGTGGAATATGAACTTCTTAAAAAATCGGGGCAGACTGCTACACCTGTATTTAAACAGGTATTGAGTTCCCTTCTTAGTTGGCAGACGGCTTTAGTTGTTGGGATAACTCTTTTATCGAGTTATGGAGGTGAGATAACCAAATGGGTGGGTAGCCTGTTTGATGCAAGAAAAGAAATTGATTATCTAAAACAGCTTCAGGAGGATTTGAATAAAGCTCAAAAAGAAGGTGTGAAAAATGCCCAAGATGAAGCTATTAAATTGGATATATTATATAGGGCTGCTGTCAATTTGAATAAACCTATGGGAGAGCGGAAAAAAGCCGTTGAGGAACTGAAAAAGCAATATCCTTCATACTTTAAAAATATAAGTGATGAAAACATTCTTGCAGGTAAAGCGGCTGATAGTTATCAAAGGCTTGCATCGGCAATTGTTTCTGCTGCCAAGGCGAGAGCTGTGCAGGATAAAATAATAGAGAATGCAAAAAAACAACTTGAACTAGAAGCCCAAATTGAGGATAAGTATATAGAACAAGAGAAGGCGCAAACTAAATTAGAATTGGCAGAAAAAAAACGTGATAATGCTAGGCTATTAGCGCAAACAAAAATAAATCAATTAGGAACATCTGGAACAAAAGCATTAGCAACATCTTTAAGAACATCTAATCAAATAGCCGAATCACAATATAATTCAGCAAAAGCTAAAGTAGATAAGATAGATGCAGATTTATCTAAATTGAGAAAAGAAGCATCTGCAATAGACTTGGAAAATAATAGGCTGGCAAATTCTATTAACATTGGAGATGTTACATTTAATCCTCATTCTGTTGATAAAGCCGCAAATGATCTAGCACAATACATAGAGAATCTTAGGAATAAAATGGCTGACTTGTCCGTTTCTCTTATAGAGGATGAGCACCAGCGTAATCTTGCTGCCATAGAGAAAGAATATAAAGACCAGATAGCAGCTGTAAAGGGATATTCTGAGGAAGAGAACAAACTTCGGGAAATGTTGGGCCAAGAGAGAATGCAGAAGATAGCGAAAGAGAATGAGGAATATGCTAAGAAGTTGGCAGAGGCTGAGAAAAAAAGGATCGAGGAAAAGAAAAAGTATACTGATGAGATGCTCAGACTGGAAGAGGAACAATCATCTCTCCGTATAGCAGCTACAAGTACTGGATATAAGGAACTTGAAAACATTATAACAGAAAATTATTCAAAAGGGCTGCTATCGCGAAAAGAATACGATGAAGCCATGCGTGAACTGGAGCGGAAAGCCGCAAACGAGCAATTACAGATACAGATAGATGCTGCTGAAAAAATGATTGAGATAGCGGAAGCATCGGGCGTGGTAAGCAAGCAACAAATTGAAATGCTGAGAGAATCCATAAAGGCTATGGAAGCAGAGATAGGTTCTATAAATGCGGATGATCAGTTGAAAAAAGCGGAAGAGCAACAGGATATCACACGAAGGAATTTTGAAGTGTTGAAAGGTTATTCTTCTGCATTGAAAGATCTTGCATCGGATATCGATAGCCCGTTTGCCGGTATATTTGATGGGATGGATAAGGGATTCAGTATTATGTCTGATAAGATATCGGGTGTTTGGAAAGAACTTACAGACGGTGAGAAGATGGAAAGAACTACCGAGATGTGGGCTTCTATGGTTAGTGGAATTGGTGAAATGATATCATCCATTTATGATCGCCAGATTGAAGCTATTGAGGCTGAACAGGAAGCGAATGAGAAAGCAGGTGAAGAGGAAATTTCCCGTATAGAGGCTTTAGAAGAAAGAGGTGCTATAACAACTGAAGAAGCCGAAGCGCGTAAACGTGCGGCGGAAGATAAAACGGCACAAAAGAATGCCGAATTGGAGAAGAAAAAAGCGGCATTAAGAACAAAACAGGCAAAGTTTGAGAAAGCTACCAGTATAGCTGAGGCGGCTATACAGATAGCAGGTGGTATTTTGCAGACGATAAAACAATTGGGCTTCCCTGCTGCAATACCTATGATAGCTGCTCTAGGTGCTATGGGAGCGATACAGCTTGCTACTATTATAGCGACTCCTATTCCGAAGTATGCCAAGGGTACTGATTCGCATAAAGGCGGATTGGCTGTAGTGGGTGATGGTGGTGTTCCTGAAACAATCGTTACTGATAAAGGAGCGTATATTACTCCGTCTGTCCCTACTTTGGTTGACATCCCTAAAGGTGCGAAGGTTATACCTTATGCAGTGGATATGGACAGGATAAAGGCTCATGCAAATGATTTTGATGGTCTTATGGCATATAGAAGCGAAAACGATCTTCCTCCTGTATCAATAGTTAATGATTATAGTGAACTGGAGAAAAAGATAGGGCATCTGGAAAAATCACAGCAGATAGGATTTGCAAAATTAGCCAAGGCGATAAGAGAAAACAATTATCAGCAATTTTCAAAAAGTATCTGATTATGAGGTATACAAGTGACATATATGAACTTCCCTTGTCCGTTTTTATAGAGATTTATACCAATGATAGCAATACTATTGAATTTGACGATGAGGACAAAGGGGCTGCATCGGCAAAAATTATCAATGACTATATAGAAATTGTCGGGAGCAAACAGTTGCTCTCTGAGATATTGAATTGTAATGAGCGTATGAATCTTGCAATGACCGTGGAGTGCATGAAGGCATGTGAGAACATGATGAAGTTGAAAATGTATGATGAGGTGCGTGATATCCTGATGAAGATAGGTTATTCGTGTAAAAAAGGTGATGTAATGGCTATGAATGCTAGAATATCCGCATTAAATTCCCGTGCACAATATGATTTGGATAAGATAAGTAAGGAAAAGAATGAGGGACTGAAGGAGAAGCCTACAAAACGTGGATTTATAAATGAAGTTGTCGCTATTGGGAAGTATAATAAGATGTATATCAATCCGAAAGAATGGACCGCCGGATCTTATGCCTGTCTTGTAAGGCAGACATGTGACGAAATCGATGGGTTGAATCGTAAAAAGAAATAATTATGTATTATCGATGTGAGTTACTTATAAATGGTCTGAAGTACAGGGTTACTGATGATCTTGAGAATTGGGACGAGGTGAAGGCTAGTTTCAAGAGAAATGACTATGACGGTGTTATCCGTACATTTTCCAACAAATTTTCTTTTGCTGGGGATGCTAGAAAATTGCTGTTAAAACAATATGATGAAGATTATTTGAATGCTTCTGCCTCAATAATAATAAGTACAAGAAATAACAGTTGGTTGTATAATGAACGGTTTAGTTGCGCTCTCAATTTCTCTACATTGCAGGATAATGGTCGTATCTTACAGATAAATGCCGTGGATGATAGCGTGGCGTCCATGATAAAGTCAAAAAAAGGAACTCAATATGAATATTCGGTCGAAGAGGTGAAAAGCCCCATTCCTCTTGTTTATGACGGACTTGAACTTTCAGAATCAGCAAAATGGATTCCTACAGGTGATACGTTGGAGGACGATGACACTCTTATTAATGTTTATTTCAGCAAGAAAATGTCACCAATGCCAATATATATAACTGCCAGTGATTCCTTAATAAAGGGGTCTCTTGAATTTAATGATCAAACAGTAGGTGGTGATGATGTATATTCGATAAAGGCTCTGAAATCAATTAGGATAAATATAGAGTTTAATATTGATATGTTTGTGTTTAGGAAATATCAGTCTGGTGCTTTGGGATATGATGTAAGAGGTGTGAGGCTCCAGATTATGAAGATAAGTAATGATATTGATAGTAATGGGGAAGCGGTGACTACGGAAACGGTGATAGGAAGTTTTGAACTTACGACAGAATCAGAAACGCCAGTGGAAAAGAAGGTTTCGGAATCGTACAATATAAGTCTTTTGCATAATGATAAAATAATAGTGAGAGCTATGTATGTCAATGAGAAAGAAGAGATTGTACCTGTATTGCCGGATTTGCCATACAAAGTCTCAACATCAAGTTATTTTAAAGCATCATGGAAAAATCGAATAAACCCTGTTGAGATGGATGTTATAAAGCCCGATACATTGCTGAACAGACTGCTTAAAAGTATTAATGGAGAGAAAGATGGTTTGACTGGAGTGATTGAGGGGACAGGAGATAGAAGGCTTGATAATTGTATGCTCTTGGCGGCTGAATCAGCCCGTAAGATTCCTGGAGCCAAAATATATACATCCTTCACCAAATTTGCAAACTGGATGAGTTATGTGTTTGGTTATGCTTACGACATATCCGGGAATACAGTAACTTTCCGGCATAGAAGCAAATACTTCTCGGATGATGTTGTCAAAAGGATAGATGATTTATCTGATTATGAGATGAAGGTTAATTCTGCATTGGTGTATTCTCGGATACGGATAGGCTTTGACAAACAGGATTACGACACGGCTAATGGAAAGGATGAGTTCCGTTTTACGAATGAATATACCACAGGCGTGACCATGACGGACAATAGCCTTGAAATGATATCTCCATACCGTGCGGACGCATACGGCATAGAGTTCCTTGCTGACAAGATAGGTGAAGATACTACAGACAACGAAAGTGACACTGATTTATTTATGGTAGGGGTAAAATCTGATTCGTCTGGACTTAAGTATATATTGAACAGGGATTATCTTATGGGTGGCGTTCTCAGCCCTGACACAATGTTCAATGCCATGTTTTCCCCTTCTTCTATGGTTTTGGCCAATGAAGCATACATCGGCTCATCTGTTGAGATGCTTACTTTTGCGTCATCAGATGGTAATAGTGATGTGGGTATTGATGGAATGGGGGAAAGTAGGGATATAATTCTTTCAAAAAGGATGTTTACTGTGGCGGAGGTGGAATTTGAGACTTCGGATGTGGAACTCCCGGAAGATCTTACAGGAATTGTTGAACTGGAATACCAAGGCAAAGTTGTACAGGGATATTATCAGCAGGCTGATTACAATTTTACAAAATCACAAAGTTCAAAGGTAACTTTGATCGTGAAAAATTTAAATTCGTTATAAAGATTCAAATTTTAATTGTTATATTTGCAATGAAAGCTTGTGAAGTCACAAGTTACTAGAAACTTACGAAAAGACTATGATATCAATCGGAGATGTTTGTCCGTTATTCTTTAAACCGCTGAAATATAAATATTCAAATGCAGGATGTTTCAGACAAGTATTTTCTGTGTCAGACAACATCCTGCTGCAAATATTTTGTGATAACGGCGAAAAACCTTCAGCTTATTTGAATGATAAGATCGGCAATATTTCCTCCAAGATAACACTGCTCACTTATGATGTAAATGAAAGTATTAAGATGTATTATGCCTCATTATCTCCTTCGGAGGGGATATATACAGTAACTATAGCCGATAAAGAATGTGAGGAGTTCTGCGTGTGTGAGAATATAGGTGATTCTATTCTGATCGAATATTCCCATAAAGATAATAATTCTGCGTTTGATAATATATTCTGGATTGATGAGGTCCGGCAGATGTTCCAGTTCAGAATAATAGGAGGATTCAAGCCGGATGGGGTGGAGTTGAAAGTTGAAAACGAACAGTTTGTGAATCAGAAGCAGGAGATAATAGAAATGTATTCTCTCCCTTATAAAACATTTGATTTTGTTTTCGGGACAAGTTGTGGCGTTCCGTATTATATAGCGGAGTTTATAAATAAGGTACTTTGCCTTTCTCATGTCAGCATAAACGGTAATTTGTTTGTACGGGAAGGGGATTCTGTCCCGGAAAAGATTGATACAATAGGTAAGAAACAGATGTTTATATATAAAGTGACTTTACGCCCTAGACAAAATGATATCGCCGGGATCGGAGGCAAAACTGAGATTACAACTTCATCTTCAGGCATCGCGTTTTTACTAACTAATCCCGAAGAGGACGATGTGTTGAAATATAAGAAGGCGAAAGCTGCTTTTGTTAATGAAAATTACGTGTAATCATGGCTAGAAATCATCCTATAAAGATATTGTGGTACGGTTCGGAAACGGATGATGAAGGAAATCCGATTATACCGAAAATATCCCCGTCATTTGAAAAGCGACTGGAAGGGTTGAATGAGGGGGAGATATACATACATAATGATGATAATAATCCTTCTATTTACATAAGAACCAATAAAGACAGGGTTGTTGCCATATCGGGAGGTGCAAATATAAGTGAATTGGCTAAATATTTTTTGCGCAAAGACAAGGAGGACTCTACAAATTTTCTTTTATCATTACTGGGCGGAACTGTCATTAAGAAATATGCCAAGTTCGGTGATTTCATCGACTCCATGATTGCCGGTAAAGGTGCCGGTATCTATCCTGACGGGCGCGGTCAGTTCGAGCGTCTTGAGGTGCGCGGTTCCGCAGTGTTCAAGGAGGTCATCTATAACCGCCTGAACGCACAAGAGGGCGATACGTCTTACTCCGAGAACGGGGTCATTGAGTCCGTGACTTTGGAGAGCGACGGAACCTATACCCTGAAATTGCGCAAGCGTTGGGAGAATGACTTTACCGCATTCCAGGAGGGGGATGTGGTCTATGGGATTGTGAACAACCTCTTTTCTACGGGGGAGTATTACACTTCATGGGTACGTGTGCTGTCGAAGAACATAGCGGCCAACTCCATCTCGGTACTGGTGTATCCGGACAGCGAGGTGCCGGGAGGCCGGAACTATCCCCCTACTGAGCTGATGATTATCACGCGCAGAGGCAATGCCATCAATGAGGACAGGCAAAGCTACTGGTATTTGTCCGCCACCACGGATAAATGTCTTGTCTGGCTGGAAGGAGTAACGAAACCTGTCCTGGAACAGAACAACTATTACATGATATTGGGGCGTTTGCCCAATTTGGATTTGTTTGACAATCTCCCCATCAACTATAAGCACTCGTACATATTCGCCCGTGCCGGCATCTTCGGTGAACTTTACCGTGTGGACTGGCAGGGACTGCCCGTACAGGAACTGGTGGACCGTGGCTTTTGGTCGGCCGAAGTCGCGTCCTCTGAAAATCCTTACACCAATACGCAGGAGCGGGCGGACACGGTTTGGCACTACGGCTGCAAATGGAAGTGCCTGATGACGGGAACAGCCGACGAACCGCAATATGCGGCGGCCGGATGGGCGATGCTGGAAGGGAACCCGGAATTTACGATAGAGATCGGCAGCACAAAGGGGTGGTATTTTGATATCGAGACTTTTTCCACAACGCTATATATTACCGGCAAGCTGTACAACCGTGACGTGACAGATCATATACTTGACGCTGATGTGAGCTGGACGCGTGATACCGGGAATGTATCAGAAGATAACGCATGGGCGGTGAAGCGTGCCGGCGCCGGGAAAAATCTTCCTCTGACGATAGATGATCTCGGACCGAATTATACCAACATGCGGGTGTGTACGTTTAAAGCACAGGCGTTATTGCGTGACGGGCAGCAGTTTGAAGTGGCGGAGAATTTTGTAACATTTTAAAATGGTTTTATACAATGGCAACAAAGCAACGAAAAATAGAAATCAACTACCGGCTGTTACAAACCAGTTGTAACATCGAGGTGGTGGGCAGCGTGCCGGACATGCAGGTCTACCAGGCTGACAAAGCTGAATACACTCCGGACTATACGCTGACACCGCTGGTCCTGTTTCCGCGGTGCAACGCCACCGATCCGGAAGCGGTGACTAAAATCGGGGCGGTCAACTCCAGGCTGACCAACATGAAGTGGTACGAGCGCATCGGAACCACACGCACACTTATCACATCGACAAACACAGGCTACAGCATTACGGAGTCCGGTGACAGCAAGGGACAGATCACAATGAAAAAAAATGTCACCGTCCTAAAACCCGTCACGCTGGAGTTTTACGCGGAATATGCCGACACACGTACCGGACAGCTGTTTACTTTTCAGATGAGCTGTCTTGTCCGCGCGGTTGACGGTACGGATGCGATCCCCGTATTGACGATAGACAGCCCGTCCACGCTGGACTGGAACCCGGTGCGTGACATCACCGCACAGACCATCACGGCTAAACTGATGGTAGGCGACACGGACGTGACGGCTACGGGCAAATGCAAGTTCTTCTGGTACCGTCTGTTGTCTACGGGAGCGCTGGAGGCGATAACCACAGGAGCGGGTGACAACGACTGGGAGTTTGTATCACTGAACAAGAATGTATATAAGATTGACCGCAATTATATAGGTGATGACATCACGATTGTCTGCAAGGCCACCTATGCGGCTTCCGGGACTCCGGCATCAACCCCGGGCACATCGGACCCGGCAGTCTCTACGGTGATACGCCGCAGGATTCCGAAGATTGAAGCCGACTGGGAGGGCGTACCTACGGGTGTTCCGGATGGGACTTACGCCATCTTTCCCAGACCCGTCATTCGGGATACCATGGGGGTTATCCCGAATCCATCCGCCATGTTTAACTGCCACTGGTACGTCAAGAAGAGCGGAGATGCCGGATATGCCAAGGTTGCCGACGGATACTCTCCCAGGATACCTTTCAGCAACGGCATGATGTTAAAGCTGGAGGTGGAGGACAGAGGCCCTTACGTGGCGCTGACACAAGGCGGCAAGGTGCTCACACAGGGGGGCAAGGCGGTAGTAGTAAGAAAATTTGGATAACATTAAAAACAATAGAATTATGGCATTTTACATTAAAGTAACGAAGGAGGTTGCCGACCGGTTGCATCTGACCGATATCCGCAACAGGACAGCGGATGGCAATGTATTATTGTGGCAGGCGGACGTGGCACGTTTCCCCGGCGACACGGTATTTGACAGGGCCAAGGAAGCGGGCGGCATCTGCCTGACCCCGCAGGCGGCGAAAGAAGAGATAGACGGTACGGACCATCCCGTCGAAGTATTCACACCTGCCTCTTGGGGGGAGGACAACACCGAAAGCTCCGAAGGCACGGATAGTACGGAAACGACCGGGGAAGGAGGAGCGTCATGAGTTTGGCCAGCGCGACCGGACAGGTCATATTTTCGCAAAAGGGCGGCGTATACATGCCTGCCATCCAGTGTAACCAGGGAGATCTGTATCAGGAGTATATGGGCGAAGCGTCCGCGCCGACGAACATCGCACCGGATTTCGCTTCGCTCAAGCCCGTCTTGTCCTTCATTCTCACCTCTTCGCGGGTGGCGGAAGGGCTGGTGGTTCCTTCCTCCATGAAATGGTATTTCAATGATGTCGAGATCAAGTTCTCGGGCAATGTCTCCACCAACACGTTTGGCGGTGAGACGGGACATTTCAAGTTTATCCCTTACCAGCCCGGTACGACGGATTACTACGGATTGCAGATCGTCAAGAATCTGGTCAAGGCGAGCGGAGCGGCCTCTTGTACCATCAAGGGTGAAGCCACCGTGACCGTTGGGAATACCAGCGACACCGTCCAGTTCGTCTATAGCATCCCCATTACCAAGGGGGTCGGAAACCAAAAGCATGTGACGATCATTGCCGGTGACAACAAGTATTTTACCCTTCGGGACAAAGGGCAGAGCTGCATTCTGAAAGCCGTAGCGCGCATGGGCAGTGACGAGATCACTACCGGACTGGCGTACAAGTGGTACAACCAGGTCAACGGTGCGTGGAGCGTGCTGAGCGGAAAGACCACACAGACATTGACCGTCACCAACGATATGGTTGACACGACAGGTGTGTTCAGAGTGGAGGTGTACCAGGGCGGCAAGCTCATCGGTCAGGACACGCAGTCCGTAATGGATGCGTCCGATCCGTTTGATTTGATCCTGAATCCCACGCCCGAGGACGAGACCATCCGGGAAAGTGGTGACACGGTGGTCTATAAGCCCATTCTGGTCAAGCGTGGGAGTACCACCAAGTACAAGGACATGACTTTCTATTTCGTGTTCATGGACAGTGCAGGAGTAGTCCTTAACCCGTCTACTTCCGGTACAGCAGCCACTTCCGGCACGTGTACTTGGGACATGTGCCAGCAGGCAGGAGGCAACGTGGCATGGACCATCACAACCAAGGAATAAGGAGGTGATATGCCGTTGGTGACTAGAACCGGACAGGTCAGTTTTGCTCCAAAAGGTGACAAGGGAGATAAGGGGGCGCGCATGCGTATGCGTGTATGGGAGGCGTCTGTGTCTTACCTGGAGGGCAAGCAAGGACAGCAGTTTTACGACATTGTACTTTATGACAACCTGCTGTACCTGTGCATCCGTTCGCATACGTCGGTTTCGACGGAACCCCCCAAACAGAATGTGGCTTCGGGAAAAATAAAATACTGGGAAGTAGCACAGAGCTGGACTTTTATCGCCACCAAGCTGTTGTTGACCGAGAAGATCAAGGCGTCCATGATTGATGCGGACGGTATCAGGGCGGTCAATGTGGACATCAGCGGAAAAATCACGGCGGATAGCGGACGTATCGGTCCGTTTTCCATAGATTCCGGCATGTTGTCCTCAAAAACTCTTTATAAGGATACAACAGATACTTATGTTGGTTTCAATCTGTCTGCCGGACAAATTGAGTTTTATAACGAAAGGACACTTGCACGTGTGAAAATCGGAGGGAACACGAAATTTGTCACAATCGAAGGGATATCGTATGATGCCGGAATTGACATACAGAGTCCGAATGCCATGATCGGGATGCACATCAAGACCCTGAGCATTCCTCTGTTCGTGGAGGGGGGTAACATTTTCCTTCATCCGAACAATGACAGTTATGTGTCTCTTCATGGCATAGTGGGGAACTGGAGGAACATATCCGTCAGCACTTCCCTGAATAACAATGATGACAATGTGATGTTTATTAATACGGGTAATATAGAAGTGACACTTCCTCCGGATGTTCCGGGACATACCATATACTTCAAACGTATGAGCGGCGGGGTAAGACTGACAGGCGGGCGCATCCTGCCTGCCCCCGGAGGAAAAGAGATGTCCTCCATTGATCTGGATTATGCGTCCGGATTCGTTAAATGTATGGGTAATTATTGGGTTATGTTTTATTGCGGATAACAGTATTTAATTAAGAATATTATGAAAGTTGATTTTACAAAATTTCCCCTGTTCACGGGGATAGACAGACAGGATATGGTGATAGCGGATATCCGTAAGGATATTGCTGACGGCATTTACAGGAACGTGCCCGGTCTTCCGGCGCACGTGCTTGCGGAGAAGATCTATCGGAACGAGCTTGTGGAGCTTGCCGATGACGAGATTCATATACTTGACCTCTACACTTCCGCTTCGGTGGGGCAGCTCGCCGACTCATGGCAGGATTATAAGAAAAACAATTTGGAAACTGAAACTGGTAAATAAAAAATATTATGGAAAAGATGGAATTAAGTGAGGCGTTGAAAGCCAATGCCTCAGTACTGGAAGGACTGTTAGGGATAAATGATACGTGGTTAAGAGATGGAGGACTGTTTAAAGGTGACTTAAACACCATTAAAAAAAGTGTTATTCTACGAATCCTAGAAGGATCAACCAATACGCCTATAGATAACGGATCATGGGGTCTATTGGTTTCCTTATATATTAATTTAGGTAGTGAACAAGATTCAAGCATCCAAATTATATATTACGGTGATAGATCTTACTATATACGTAGAATGTGGTATGGGTATTGGTCTTCTTGGGAGAAAATCACAACAACGGCGGTCTGATTTCCTACTTCTGGAAGGACTGATAGGTGTTGCAACGAGTGAAAAAGATGGATTGATGCCATCAATTCAAATAATGACCACTTCATATCAAAAAGACCAGCAGAAGTATTGTAAAATTGCCGAATTTGAAAATGATACAACAGGAATATCAATGCTTATTTCAGTATTTAAGAACCATGAAAATTCATCTCCGTCTGTTGTTTTATTAACAGGATATAGCGATGGTCTATCCGTTAATTCGATAAAAAGAGGAACCTATTTAACTAATGTTTATTATCAAAAAAAAGAGAACAAAACCATTGTTTATGTAAAAACATCAGCATACATGTATATCAGTACATTGTGCATTGGCACGAATGGGGGGCTCAATCTAAGCCATGAAAACAATCTAGATTTACCATCCGGCGCAATCGAAATTCCTATATCTTGACAAGAATTTAGCAATATTTGAGAGCTGGAAGGACTGTTAGGGATAAATGATACGTGGTTAAGGTATAGAGATGTTAGAAGCATAGAATCTCAAGACAAATTAGATTCTATGCAATCTAGCGGAATGTACGCATTATCAGAATCTTCACAATTAGAATATGTTCGTAATTGTATATTAGTTGTAATCGGCCATCCTCGTATCGTTTGTGTTCAGAAATTATATAATTATAACGGAATTATATATAAATATCGAGTGAAATGGCATAGTAATACTTGGAGTAATTGGCAAACCGTTTCTTTGACATGATTAAAAAACGGGTGGTCCGATACAAGCCGGTGCCACCCGATCCTGATATGCACAACGCCATGTGCGGTGCAAAGGTAATCCATATTATCTAATATGCCAATACAAATTTCCCTATATCCCATTCTATCATCACGTAGATGGAAATTATTTATATCATGGGAGAGCAATTAATATAGTTATTAATCTTACTGACGATGAAAAGGAATACTACTTAAGAGAAGATGACAAAAATGTCATTTATAACAAAATGTCTTCTTATCAGAGAGCAAAAATAGAATCATTCTTTGGGAAGATGAATGCATACTATACCCAAATAGAGATTTTATAAATAAAAAGTTAGGGCGACGAATTTCTTCGCTGCCCTAAATATTAAAATGTGGTTTAAGCCACAATGACATTTTTAATGTCGTTTCAATCCACGCACCGAAGTGCGACTAACATCGTTGATGTTTGATGCAAAGGTGCAACTTTTTGAATTAACGAGCAACAAATTATAAATGTTATAAAACATATTAATTATGGCAAGAGGACGATCTATTACCCTAGATCAAGAGTCTAGGGTATTGTCCTTATATAAGGACGGGATAGCGATCAAGGAGATAATAAGAGAAACAGGGGTACGGTCTGAGCAGACAATATACAGGATATTGGACAGCAATGGTGTGCCGCGAAGGCCGAAGGTTAATGGCGTAAAAAGGATACTTGTTATGATAGAAGAGGACGTGGCAGCTATATTGGATAAGGAGCAATCGGTATCATTATATGTCAATGAGGCTATAAGATTCTATCACGGTAACCGGCATTAATTGTCGGTTATTTTTTTATTAAAACTATATTTAAAATCACGTTTTGAATCGTGTTGTTTAGATAAATTAAAGTCATATCATTTCGCAATACCCTAAAAATACCCACGAGAAGGAAAATATTAAAAATATACCAATACTTTTTGTATAACACCCGATGTTTTTTTATCAAAGCTTTGATATATCTTAAAAATATACCAATTATATATTATATTTTTTCGATACGTAATAAGACAGTGCTGCTACAGAATAAATTGCAGCGCAATCATCTGAACCATTATAGTCCAATACTCCATCCATAAACTCATTGTATTGCGGTATCTTGTCATAGTCTGAACGGAACATCATATTATTTTTGATAAAATCCAAAAAAGCAGATATCCTAGCGTCTGCTCCCATATTTTTATGTATGATTCTGACATCATATCTATCCCTTAAGCCCCGTGCTATAGGGAAATAATTTTTTTCACTTTCAAACAAGATCTCCGCAGGAGATATCCCTTCTAAAAATGACAGAAGAACATTTTCATCAAATGAACTTATATATGTCACATTATCGATATATATTCGCTCATTTACATAACATGAAACCATAATAAACTTTCCGGCATATTCGGGAAGAACATATACAAGTCTTGTTCCCTGAATATTTTTAGATATATCATAATATCTCATATCTTTATTTTCCTGCTTAATTTTACTTCGTTTCCTTTTCAAGGAGAAACGAGTATATTCATCCTTGAATACCCATACGGTAATATATCGCAGACAATCCACCAAGTGACCGTATCTCTCATAAGACTGTCCTGTAATCTTATCCTTTACTCTTTTTTTCAGCACCCCTCCATTAACGTCCTTCTTGGCATTGTTATAATCGACTATCGAGTTTTTACATCCATCATCTACCGAAAATGACATTCCCGAGCCTCCATCGAGCATGTAGTTTACAAATTCACCTGACATTGGTACGGACGGGTTAGAAGCCGGTATCCTTTCCTCAACATGGTAATCGCTTTCCAGCCCTTCTACGAACTTATCAAGAAACGATCTCTTCTCTTCGTCTATAGTGTTCCCGTTTCTTGTCGAAGCATCTCCGTACAGATACAGCATATCATTATACTTTATTGATTTCAGGTAATCTACCGCCATTTTTGAAGCCTGTGTTACCGTGTTGAACGGATCACTGGCGCATATCTCGTTAAACTGCCTTATACTACTTCCATCCACTTGGAAAAATGATATTGAAATATAAGGGAGCACATTGTTATCAATTGATATATGAACCGGCATCCCTTTAATGTAGTGTGTCGTTTTTATGTGTTTGTTTGAATCAAATGCATACAGGAACTCTCCTCCTGTCTTAATGCTTCCCCATTCTCCCAATGCGTATACCCTGTAGTAATTATAATCATGATCCTTGTACCATTGGTAATTAGATATCGTCTGTCTGTCATAGTATCCATACTTCCCGTCCGGAGAACCTACTACCCAGAAGTTGTTCTTATACGAAGAATGCAGCTCTACCGTATCCGATGGATATCTTTCCATTTTTCCCGTACGCTCATTAGCTATCATTCTAGATTTATTATATCTCTTTCCTAATATCCGGCTATAATCCTTAGGTAATAAACTCCTTTTTATCGGATATCTTACTTTCCCGTACAAATCATTCGGATGCTCATCCCACTCGTATGTATCAAGGATCTTGGTTTTTATCCACGAGTCCTCTGATACTGGATTAAAGTTGCATATAATCTGTAGGCCCTCCTTTCCTCGTAGGCGGAAACGTATCTGTGTGAAATCCTCATATTCAAACTCAGTGGCCTCTTCCATCACTATCCAGCGATATCCTGTGATAGACTTTATCTTCTCGGGATCGTCCAATCCTGTAAAATCGATTTTGCAACCATTTATACAGGTTATATTATTTTCCTTTGGAGCGAAAAACTGACTCAATTGAAGAGCTTTCATTTGGGTCTTAAACTCTTCATATACCGTATTCTTAAGACTAGCTCCAACTTTTCTCACAACGAGAGCTGAACCTTCTCCGGAGAATACAGACAACAACACGGATTGTGTCGTAGATACAGATTTCCCTGATGAAGAACCACCTCTGTTTATAATATACCGGATATCCTTGTCATGCATCGCCTCACGGATATGCCAAAACAGGGGATTAAACAATTTATACGAGAACACCATCTCTATCATTGCTCGTCCCCAATTATCATGCGCACATTGGTACTGACATCACTTTTTACTGGAGCATCCCATCCAAGCATCTTGCTTATCTGTGTAATGGCGGCTATTTTGCTATATAGTCGTATCTCTACTCCATATTGAGTATTCTTAATCGATTGGATGCAACATCGGACTGGTTTTGGTATATCATCAAGAGAACGGACAATAAACGTATCTTTACCTTTTAATTGAAGATCTATAGGGTCTACATTTACCACATTTGTAAGGAAGCGCAATGCATCTTCCTTCTTCATATCAGACTTTTTTAAGATATCAGCCTGCAATTCATTTACACGGGATGCGACAGATGGATTTCTCAGTAATTCAAATGCACGCTTACTAACGACCCCATCCTTCCATCCAATACTATTAGGGTAAGCTTTCCGATATGCATCTGTAGCATTACCCGTTTCCATATAATAATGGCAGAAATTTTCTCTATTTGCTACGAGTTTTTTTCCCATAAAAGTCTTTTCGTCCGAAGAACGTACCGTGCCCCTTTACACGGAAACATTATAATTCAAAGTTACAAAAAATCTGAATAAAAACAAAACTTGTCATTTAATTCATTTTCTTAAAAGTTCTTTATCATGTAAACCGTGATCACAAGCTGTCTTATAAGATCGATCCCGTAGTTCGTTCAAATTAATATTGCTCATTTCCTTATTCCTAATTTAATTTCTTCATCCTTGATTATTTTCCCAATCTTTCCAGCTTCCTCATACCGTTCCTCTTTTATCAACAGTCTTTGCAATTCCGAAAGCTGGTTAATGTAAACAATATCGTTACGATCTGACACATGACGGACATATCTTTCTATCTCATCCAGCTTATTCTCCATGCGTATATGCCACTTGCTTACCAAAATTAAAGTAAATGCCAGAGCACAAACATTTAATGAGGCAAGGATGAATTTAAATATTGATTCTGCTATTTCCATAATCATATCAGTTTTAATGCTTCCTGTAATCCTGCTTCAAGTGTTTCTTCGTAGGTATCCCATTTTCCTCCGTCATTTGTTCCTTCATAAACAGAACTAGTTATATGAGTTCCATTGTCAGCTTTAGATATTTCGTATCCATAGCCACAAGCACAGTTATATACACATATATGAATATTTTTGGTTTCACGTAACCACTTCTGGGCAACGGATTGCGGAGGAAATTCTATATCTGTAAACATCCCTTTCTCTCTTAGCAGCTTCGCTGTTTCTAATGTTACAAGTTCTTCGGTCATAATTTTATTCTCCTTTTAATTTTTTTATTAGCGCATCGGCATAACTAAGACTCCTTTGGGCTGTCATATATGAACCATTACTCATTCCCTGTTCATGTGAATTGCTGCAAAATCCTTGCATGGCAGCTTTCGCTAGTTCATATCGCCTCTGTTCCCAGTCGATAGCTGAAAAATCAAGTTCGCATTCTCTGAAAACCATGTTATCACATACATATAAATAATCTTTGCTATGTTGAGAGTTGATATTTAATTGGGGAGTTACATCTACCAAAACTCCTGTTGATTTCATATTTAATCGAAATACATTACTTTCTTACCTATACATACCTTGAACCTTGAAAGAGATTCACTATATTGTGTAATATTATTGGGATTATATTTGTTAACAAAACATCCAGTACGTTTATGGTATCTGACACAAGCATTTTCAGGAGATTTAGCCAATATTTCTTTCTCATCGCTAAAACTAAAAAATAAACTATCTCTATATGATACCTTATACCACTTTACTTGGCTTCTTATCTTTTTAAAATACTTTGCTTTCATTGTTCCTCCTTTATTTTAAAATGTTCAATCAATTCGTTTACAGTAGCCTTGTGTATTTTTCTACCTTCATTACATACTTCATCACCACATTTAAACCATAAATCCCCATCGGTAAACCATTGGTTCTTGTCTGTATCATCCCTCAATGCAGCGATAGCCAGGAAAAGTTCCTCGTTCGTTCCGCAATCAATCCTTCCTTTCTTGGTTACGGTATCTATATCATATATCACCCCATATAAATTCCCATAAGATGTTATGATTGCTCTTCCTTCTTCAATGCTTTTATGACTTCCATTGCCGTCATAATTATATGCATCTAAGGTTGTATTACCAGAATTAAGTATTTCATATCCCAATTCTTCCAGCTCTCTCCGAAGCTCCGGTGTGTTTTTGCGTATAAAACACGGTGTTGTAAATCCCATAGTTACTTGTTTTCAAATTGTTTAAACATTTAACAATCCAATTCTCTTCAATTTCTTTCTAAAATTCTTTTCATTCAAGGCTTGGTCGTAATAGCAATCAGGTTCTATAACCGTTTCAGCTTTGGTTACAGGAAGCCCATTCAAACCAATAGCAACCTTGTGTATAATAGAAGCCCTCTTGATTTCCCCTGTTTTTCGATTAAAAGAGAACAAGATATGTCCCGGATTCTTCTTAATCCTATTGACTAATTTATATTCTGTTTGCTGCTTTTGCAGATATTCTATCTGTTTCTTAGAAAGATTATCTTTTGTTATAATAGGTACTATATCCATTTTAGTTATTCCTCCTTAATTATTCGCTCATTTATAATAAACTCTCCATGAATATCAATGGGAAGCATATTGGAAACACTCGCATGATAAGTCTTACCGTCCATTGCCTTACATAGTGGATGTATTTCTTTAGGCATAGGGGCAGGACATTTTTTACAATGTCTTATCATTTCAAAATGTCTGTTTTCCTTATTGCCACAACATTCACAATGAATTGGATAGTAAAAATAAGTACGTTCCAACTGGGTTTCTTTTCCACATATTTCGCATCTGCCCCATTCTATTGAATTACACATAATTTATTCCTCCTTTTCTGTTTTAATATCTGTTACTTTCCCACGATTGACAAAGCATTGGTCCATGTTTGGGTTTTCATAAGCTATATCGCAAATGATTTCTGAACTATCATCACACTCATTTTGTAATGAGCACTCATCACATATTCCAACGCACAATTCATGCAGCACCCCATCTATTATTATTCCGTTCTTTACTTCCATATTCAATCTCCTTTCTCTTTAATTCGTTCAAGTACATCCCTGTTGGCTTCGAGTATCTCATCGAAAGAGGGGATAGGAAGCCATGCTTTTATTACGCCTTCATCGTAGAACAGGTGAGAATATTCTCCGAGTTCTGCAAACTTATTCCATTTTTTAAAGAAATAAACTTTCTCAACAACAGCACCATCAGTAATAAAGTAATATCCACTCTCTTCCGGCAACCGTTCTTCCACGCTTATCCACGGTGATTGCTTCGACTGCCATTCGGCACCAGAAATAAAGTCAACAATGCAGTACGGTTCACAATGACGCTGCCTGTTTCTGCAATCATTGGAATATTTTTTTGCTGCTTCTTCTACTGTCTGTTTCATATCTAATTTGTTTTGAATTATTTTTTTATAACTACCGCCATTGTACTAATAGAAGTGCCACTCTCTTTAAACTCGCCTGCGCTGATTTCAAACACTTCTCCATGTACTTCTTTCAGCCAGTTGCGGAAATCGATACATCTCTTTTCCGAAGCGAATTTCCAGTGTTGGCTGGTTATTGCTGCAAGTGTGCCGCCTTCTTCCAATCGATCATACATAAGCCTGACATGCTCTATATCCTGATTACCGGAAAACGGAGGATTTGCAATAATCTTAGTGTAATGCCCTACACTGTCTTTCGTAAAGTCTTCATCAAGCAATATTACGTTGTTAAGGGTGTGAAGAAATTCTCTGTTTTCCGGCATCAACTCATAACATTCCACTGTTACAGAAGGACAAGCTCGATGAATGGCTTTAATGAGAGCACCGCGGCCGGCACTCGGTTCCAGTACCGTATCATCCTCATGTATCCCTCCGGCAAGCATAACCAGCCAGTCGGCAACATCGGCCGGAGTTTCAAAAAACTGGTAATCCTGCTGTAGGTTGCACCGTTTACCCTCTTTCAAAACGGAAAACACACGTTTCGGATTAAACGGGAATGTGAAACCCTGTATCTTCCCACCTTGCCATGAGCCGCCGGATTCTTCTATCCACTTCTTTGCTTCGGCATAAGATTTTTTATTAAATTGAACTTGAGGAAGTTTGAGGATATTGTTCTCAAGAGTACAATGTTTCAGTATTTCTTCCACATTCCATTTTTTGCCTTCGTCAGCCTGTTTCTTCTTTTCCCCAACCGGAGCGTCAGGTGCTAACAGTGAGGATATTTTTTGAACGACGATGTTGCTTGCGTCCACGAAGGCACTGACGCAAGATATCGCTTCTATCAAAAAATCAGTGTCAACACACCCGGTATCGTCATAGATGTCTATCCCTTCGGTCATGGATGACAGTTCATTGAGCTGCGCAACACTACCATGTAACGTTTCGATTAAAATCTTTTTTTTGTTCGTCATAACTTTTCTGCAAATAAATTCTAGTTGTGTCTACACTCCCATGGCCTAAAAGGTCAGCGAGTTGAATTACATCTTTGTTTTTTTTAAGGAACATCTTAGCGAAAAAATGGCGAAAGGCGTGTGCGTGCATCTTCTTTGAATCGATGCCGCAATGTTTTCCCCATGCTTTCAAATGCTGAGAAAAGCCACGCTGTGTGATCGGGCCGAATCTCCCTACCGCAAAAATCCCGGTTTTACCATGTTCCTTAGCGTAAACCTTCGCTTCCTGCTGTAATTGCTTTTGGAAGAAAAAACGTCTGTACTTGTTACCTTTACCTTTCAATGTAACCTCACCACTAATTATATCCTCCCATGTAAATCGTTGAAATTCCGACAGACGGGCGCCCGTTGTACCCAATACCTTAATAAAGAAATAGTAATCCTTATTATTTTTTTTCTTGAGATATTCCAACAGCCGGTTATATTCCTCTTCGGTCGGCACATTGTTCACATCAAGCTTGCGCTTTATTTTGGGACGATTCAGCTCTATAGGCTTCTTCATCCATCTAGAAAATCTTTCTATTGCTGTAATCCGCAAACGGATGGTAGCGGGAGATAATTTTTCTTCTTCAAGACTTTTTATAAACCTCCTGCAATTATCCATGTTTACCTCATTGGCATACTCGAAATACTTCTTCATTGATGTGTAATATATATCAACTGTATGAGAAGAGTAATCATTGTTGTCGGTCAGCCACACAATGAAATCATTAAGTTGTTTCTTGTTCTTATCCGAAATGACATCAAGTTTTTCCAAAGGTTTCACCGCCTTTTCCCTTTTTCCATATCCGATGTTGAGATAGGATAATAGATCGCATATAGCTGAACACATTAGCGAATGACGCACCATGACATCTGCATTTTCACGCTTGTAATTCAAATAACCACGGCGGTTCACTTCTTTGGTCATCTCTAAAAAATCCGTGACATGCTTGATATATTTCCCGACAGTATCATAAGTCCTGCCTGTTGTGTATAAGTAGGAAATATAATCAGTTAATATCTTCTGCCTATCATTATTCATAATCTTGTTTAATTAAATTATACCAATCATTGCTATCTTCAAAAAAACATCTGTATCCATTAGCCGTATGTTTGCCTCTCACTTTCCGACATATAGCACTGATCAAAGAAGGAGCCACGCCAATCATCTTACCAGCCATTTGTATCGAAGGGAATACTCCACATAATTTCTCATCCTTTATCAAAACAACGCTCTTTTTATTCATACCTGCTCCGGTCTTATGCCAAGCCCCACGTCCTTTAGACAGATTTTTTATACTTCTGGCTTTGGACCGTTTTGAATGATAAACCATTTTACGACCCTTGTTGTGAGAAACACAACCTTTTAAAAATCGTCCGGTAATAAAGTCTCTCTCAAATCGCTCAGGCGGTATATATAATTCACTCATATCTTCTTGGTTATTAGTTAATTAATATCACTTCCTACAAATGCCGCTATGGTATCAAATTCATTCTTTGTATACTCATAGCCGTTAATGATTATAATTTCATTCATTTCTATACCGTTTTGAATTTATAAACCTTATTGTTCCCATATCCATTTTAGAAGAAAAACTACAGCGGAAATCCCAATTACAGCCATTGTGATAGCACCTCCTATTACTGTAATTTTTTCAATCCTCTTATTTTTTTCAGTTTCTTCATCCCAATTATATACAATGGATAACCCTAACTGAATGAATAGTACCACTATATTAATGGTGAAGATTATTTTCGTTAATTCACTCATATCGGTTCGATTAAAATGGTAAATCACTTCCACTAGGTCTGCAATCCTCAATTTTGTATTGAGTATCTTCAACTGATTTTATAGTACACAAAACGTATGCTTTCTTTTTTAAAAGAGTTGCAAGCCTTTTCGCTTCTTTTTCCGCACTATCCAAGCTCTCATGTTTGCAAGCTGGGGTAGCACACCCTTCCACAAACACCATGTAAAATGTATTCATATTTATCTTGTATTAGTCATTAAATCTCATAATAGATCTATTAATAATGTCTTCATCTCCCTCGTCATAATGTTCACCACAGGAAAATTCTTCATAGCCCTTTTCTTCTATCTTCCAACGAGGATCAGACACCCCATTAAAATCTGAATCAGAGTGGATCTCACCAAGTCTTTTAAATTCTCTGTTAAGTTCTTTGTCTTTTATATCAACAATCACAGAGACCTCTTTTTGTAGGATATATGTAACCTTATACTTCATTTCTTATATCGTTATTAGTTAATTGGCAGTTTCATAAAACACATCCACATAGTCTTTCCATGTCTTCCGGTGGTATGACCAAACAATGGCTGTCGTCCGATGGCTTTCAATACTTCTTTAACCGTTATCTGGTCTTCATTCCATTTGAAAATGAGAACGCCGTAATCTTCAAGTACTCGAAAGCATTCATCAATTCCCTTTTTTATCACCCTTGGCCAATCTTCGGGAAGTTTACCGTACTTCTTGGCTAACCAACTATTTTTACCAACCTTTAGCAAATGGGGTGGATCAAACACTACCAGTTTAAAGGATTTATCCAAAAACGGCATATCGGTAAAGTCCGATACGATGTCTGGGTGGACTTTCAGATTCCGCCCATCACAAAGAATGTATTCTTCGTCCCTAATGTCAGCAAACAAAGCCAAAGGGTTTTCTTTGTCAAACCAAAACATCCTACTGCCACAACAGGCATCTAATATTATTTTTGTTTCACTCATTTCTATCTTGATTTACACTAATTCAATTATATCCTTCTTTAAATTAACAAATAAAGGTATTGCTGACATGCCCCCATTGTAATCCAACTGTCTTAAAGAGGGGACAACCTCTCCGTTGTCATCAATCTCATAATCTGCGATATAGGCTAACTTCTTCGCTTCGGGAACCAATATCCTTTCATTGTTCCAAAAAGTATATCTTTCATGAGCAAGGACCGTTATACAGACCTTACTTCCAACAGGGAATCCTTGGTTGGATTCAATGTATTCCTTTTCCAGCTGTTCCTTTTCTCCATTCAATTCTTTTAGCTTTAAATCAATGGCGTATCTTTTGCTTAAAAATTCTTCCTTATTCATCTTTTTTGTCATTCTAATTGATCCTAACATACTTACCTGCTATATCACAGTTTTTTAATATTTCCGCATTGTTTTCGCCAAAAGCGATGAGAATACTGCCACAACCGGGAGAATCTCCGCGAGTACCATCTGGACGAAAGAAACGAATCCTGTTACGTAGAAACTTCATCGCTGTTGCCTTCTCGAATATTACATCTTGAAACATCTTTGAATCGCAACGGTTGAAAAGTAATGCAATTCCGTTTCCATGCTCTGCCAAACGCTTAACAAACTGTTCTATAAGCGGACGGGAATAAGGAGGATTTAGCCAAACCCGGCCTATCCATTTTTTAGTTAAGCCATCCTGATTCTTGTTGTACATGATTTCTGCTGTTTGCCAAAGTGGGTTAACCGGAGCACATGGATCTAAATCGAACTTTCCCAATGCGTCTATAATTTCCTTTGGCGTGTACCATTCGTCAGTGGTATTAGCTGACTTTTCAAAGGTTGTATTCATTTCTGATTTGTTTTGAACCATTTTCCTGATGTCAGGTAAATGGTAATTATTATCAATTAAATTCTAATTGTATTATCATCAAGCTATTAATCAACTTCCACTAACTCACCGTTTTCCAGTCTATACCATGTATCAGCCTTGACAACCTCACCATCAACTACTACAGCCTTCCAATCAACAATATCATACGTATCATCCCTTTCCTCAGCTATGACCAAAATTGCACCTATTCCGCCTTTTACCTGAACATTTTCTCCTCTTGCTACTGACAAACCATTATATCCTGTTGAAGCCTTTCCTCTTGCCGTAGCAGCACCACAATCACCAGCCGTAGCGGCACCTCTATTACCAGCCGTAGCAGCACCTCTATTACCAGCCGTAGCAGCACCACAATCACCAGCCGTAGCAGCACC